CTAGGCATTTACCAATCCTATATATTCCTTAATAATTAAATCGTTATTCATAATTTCTTGCTGAGTAATTTTATTTTTCCACTCTTCATCTTCATGAGAACGTTCTACTAAACCAAAATCACTAATTTTTAAAGTACTCTTAATAATTTCTCTCAAATATTCTGTAATTTCCTGCTGCATTGTTTTATCTTCTATTTCAAAATTACTCATTGAAAAGTCTATGTCATTATAGCCAAGACTATATTTATTGTTCTTATATACGTCTCGAATAACAGGGCCGTATTGCCAAGCTTCAAATTGAGCGTCAAATAAATATTCAGGCAAGTTTAAACTTTCACTTTTTGTAACTTCATATTCTTTACTTTTAGATAGTTGCCCATATGAAGCACCATAATATGCAAATAAAAAGTATAATGTTTTTTGTAGTCTTAAAGGAGAAATGTTTTTTATTTCTTCTTTCATTAAACCAATTATATTTTCAACTGTTGTCAGGTATTTTTGCTCAGCCATGATAAACTCCTCCATAATCAACACATCATATTGAACATAAAAATAACAGTGACTATACACTGTCACTGTGTATACTTTCTATAATTGGTACACAAAAACAGTATATATCTTTGTGTGTATTCGCTAAGATGTGTTACGCATTTGCAACTCTTATTTATAATATAGAGCATTTCAACATTTTTTACCATACATCCACTCAAATTTGTCAACTTAATCTGAAATTGCGGAAAGAATTTAGATAAAATAAACCACCACCTATTTGAAGGTAATGGTTTCACATTAATCCTCTAACGGTATATCATCAACAATCATTGTTCTATTAGGATAGTTATCATTTATTTTATCTAGTGTTCTCTGTTTATCTTCTTCATCTTCTTCGTCCCATTCACCAATATTTATAATTACCGGAGTGTCAGCAGTGAACTCTTTTTTCTCAGTAAACAGTTTATGATATTTCCCAAGCATATCACGAGCTCTTAAACGGTCACTTGGTTTTATAGGTATTTCTATAAGTTCAACATATTCATTATACACTAACTGAATTTTACCGTTCTGTGGGTTTTCTTTATATTCACCACGCTTAACAATAACTTCCTTTGTTTCTGTCTCGTCACCGACAGCTGAATTTGTTAATAAATGTAATAACTCATTAGCACTTAATATACTTTCGTCTATCACTTTTTTCTTTTGTTCTTGAATATATTCATTAATATGTTTTTTCTTTAATAATCGACTTCCCGTAACGTGTGCTGTCTTAGGCGAATATCCGGCTGTTATAGCGCTTTGTGTAACATTTAATGTTCTTATATACTCATTCACAAAACGCTCTTGTTTAGGCGTTAATTTAGGCATATTTATTCACTTCTCTCTGTTAAAATAAGCCCACCCAATCATTTGAGTGAGCAATGCGTTTATTAAATGTTAAATGGTTGAATAATATTTACATTCCCTATAAATTCTACAGGTTGAATGTTATTCTCTCTTTTCAATCGATCAATATATTGTGTTAAGGTTCTTTGTTTAGCACTGTACTCGTCGTTATAACCTAAAAGTTTATCCTTAGCGTCTTTAAGTTGTTGATTGAGTGTTTCGTATCGCTTTAAATCATCTTGATACGTTTCATTGTATTCATCACTTAATTCATCCGCGACATCTTGCATGTTTTCACAGTTTTTTATGACAACTTTTTTGAATGACTGTTTCATAACCATTAAACGTTTACTTTTAGCTCTATAATCAGATTCTAATTTTTCTATTTTTGTATAAAGTTTGTCAGCTTTTTCTACTTCGCCATTAATCACTAAATCTTGATACTCTTGATTGATATCATCTAGTTGTTTGCCATCATTTTTAACTTCTGCGTCTAGGTTTTTAATCTCTTTTCGGTAATCCTCAATGTTAGTTTTATATTTTTCAATTTGATCTAATGTTTTCAATGGTATGCCTCCTATTTAAATAACTCTCTATTTTTCGCAATTGCATTTTGTCTAGTTACATCATCTTTTATATCCAAGATTTTTTGACGTTTTTCACGATTTGCTTCTTCATTATTTTGTTTTGATTCTTTACTGTCTTGTTTTATGTTTTTATTTTGTCTCTCTTGATATACATATAATTTCAGCTTTTGACTTTCAGTTAGATCTAAAACTTCGCTTAATTCTTCGTACTGATTTGCTTTCATATAATATACTCCTTTAAACTTCAATTCGTTTCAAAGCTTCATAGCGTTTCATACTGCCATCAGCTAACTTTTTAATACTAATCATTGCTTGTTGCTTCTCTTGTTCCGTTGTAATAATGTAATAACCACGTTCATTACGTTTATAACTACACCCTATAGGATAGGCATAATCATAAACTAATGAATTGATCACCTTTCTTAACCATCGTTCATTACTCGAATTATATTCATATCCCAATTGATTTAAGATTTTGGTTTTAGTAATATATTTCTTAGACGTATTTCTTATCACATTGAGTACTTGGCGGTGTTCATCGGGTAAGTTATACGTCTTTTCTTTTTCGACTAATTTCTGCATATGTTTCACCTCACTTCACATTTACTTTATACATCTATTATACTAAATTTGCACGATTATAACAAACTAATGTTCGCTATTTGAATTTATTTAACTTACTATTAACATACGTCAAACTATTGTAATAAAAGCTTTAACAAACACTTTTTCAGTTATATATAGAAATATCACGAAAAGAACTAATGTTCGCTTTCACAAACTCGCACACCCTAGTGTATTTCTACAATAGTTAACATTTATTAGCTAAATGAAGAAGTCACACAAGAGTATGTGACCTCTTTTTATTACTATTTACTCAAACTGTAATAAGATGATTTCAATTCACTCAACTTACGCTCTAACGCCTTATAATCATCTAGTGTGGCATTCTCATCTTGTACAAATGCAGTAACTAATTTTAATCCTTCAACTAGCTCACTTGCAGGTTCATTAATTCCAGTAGCTAACTGATATAATATTTCGATATTACCTATCACATCAGCATTACTAGACTGAACACCCTCAAGTTCTTCAACATTTAATCCACCCTCAATATAAGTGAACATATCAGTATTATTACTTTCTGCGAATGTTTCCAATCCATACATAAAATAATCGTTATCAAACATAAAACTAGCCATCATATCGCTTATAGTGTCATGTGTACCATCTGGTATTTCATAACCTGCATAATGACCCTCAATACTTCTTATAAGCCCTTCAGTGTGCTTAGGAGACGCTAATTCAAACGCTTTTCTAACATTACAATCTTTGATGTAGATATGACCGTACAAATTACCTTCCATGACCACATACACCATATCAAACGGATCGTTATATATTTTGAATCCAAACGGTGTCTTTTTGCTGCTCTCTAATAATCCTGTGTAGTACCTTAATAACGCAGCTGCTCTTGTTTCAAATTGATTTGCGATAATTTCTATATTCATATTCATTCACTCCTTATTTAGTCACTCTCAGTAACATCGGTACCCATGAAGGTACTTCAGTTTGTTGCCCATATTCTGGATAAGTAATAGCTAATGGTAAACTTGGCACTCTACCATCTAACAAATAGCGCATGACATAGCTTCCTCTATAAACTAGATCAAGATGTTCTCCCTTAACTAACTCAATCAACGCATACATTGTGAGCTTATTCCAACCACTCCAAAAGACGATATTCTTATCCTGATCATGTGTCACACTCGTTTTACCTTTATAATCATGATCTAATTCTTTAAATAAATCTTCTAACTGATAAATAGGAATTTCCTCATATTCTTTTACATAATCGTACATATACTGTTTAAGTTGCTCTTTTTCCATGTGTAACCTCCTGTTATTTTTATGTCTTATTATTACCATTTGTCACTTGAGCCATAAATTATTTAATAACTGTGTACTATACGTAATTAAATACACAACGATTTTAATTTTTGTGTACCAATCGACGCATTGATAAGCATAGGGATATAGTACTTAGTACACAAAGTACACTAAATTTCCAATGATAGCTTTATATATAATTCAGAAACATATAATAAAACTTTCATCTTTTTTATTTATACTATCTATATATGAATGTGTACTTCGTGTACTAACGTTCTTAATCATTGATATGACAACTTTTCTTAAGTACACACATTTTAAATTCGACTGTGTACTAGAGTGTACTAATAATTTTCATTATATGGATTATGAGAATGGGAAAAGTCAAAACCTAACTCTTCAATTATTTCTTTTTTGATTGCATATCCCAAATGCCTTTCTGATTTATGTTTCACTTGTTTTTGTAATCTTTTCTTATCTGTAATTAAATAACCTTTTTTATTCCATTGTCCTGTAATAGTCTGCATCTCATGACCTAATTTATTTTTAACAGTTTCATTTTTAATACAAAGAAAATCATGTTTATATACCGCTTTAACATCTCCGTAATTTACTGAATCATAACCGTCACCTACGATATTATTTCTATTCGCATCTAAATATTGTAATAGTTCCTCTAACAGTTGCTTAGGTTTATCAATTGTCTTATTGTTTTTAACCATGCTGTCATAGGCTTGTTCAATAATCTTAAAATGATCATGTTCAAATCCATCAATATCATTCAAAACCTCACCGGTAACTTGTAGTAACGCAAAGGCACGTCCTAAACGTTGCATGATTTCATTACTACCTTTTTGATTAAAATACCGTTGATAGCTCTCAAAAGCTTTCTTATACACGTCTTTTTTAGACTCATATTGTTTAATAAATGCCAACCCTAACGTTCCATAGTTCTCCCTAAACGATTTGTCTAATGTGGTAAAATCAAAATTATCTGGATATGGTTGATCTTGTAGTGTAACTACACGTGCTGATACACCCGCTTTTTCATCAGCCATATTTGCGATAGATGATTCACCAGTAGAAATTAAAATATTTCGCCATTCTTTTTTAGCGTTTAGCGTTAAATTAATATTACTTCTTGATTTACTTTCGCCACTAGAAAAGTTATATGTGGCACTGGTAACAAACTTAGGATGTGTGTTACGTGTATCATCTTTAAACATTGGAAATGAGTTCAAAAATGACGCCATTGATTCAATACTATTTTGAGTAGAACTCCATGTCGTAATAAGGTCACTGGTTCCCCAAACACTTGATACTAAGTTGAGTGTGAATGTTTTACCTGTGGATGTACTACCTGATATTTCTACAATAAAGGGCTGTAATCCAAATTCTCTTAATAAAACTGAGCCTAAAGATGCATACAGCATAACCATTACCATTGGTAAATCTTTTATTTGAGCAAACACCTTTTTAGAGTAACCTTGTAGTGTTCCTTTACTTCGAAAAGAGTCTATTAACTTTTGAAACCCTTTATCATTGCTAAACAACTTGACATTGCTGTCTTTCATTACTTCTTGATAAGGATAAATAAAATAACCTTTCACATGCCCCAAACGCGTTGCAACTTTAACATTTAATGGTGGATTATACCGTTTAGATACATTAATATAGTCAACAAGTTTAGTAGATGTCGACGATGTTACATCTAGCTTTTTATTAACCAATTTCAAGAGTTGACGACTATCTGAAATCTCTTCAGCACTCACAGCTATATTTACCGGCGTTTTATTGTCATAGAAAAGCATATTGAAGCTGACCTCGTTACTTTCAATATCTTCAAAGCGTTCAGTGATTTGAGGGATTGTACTTGTGATAAAAACCTTTTTATCTGGTTCACCTTCTTTTTTACTTGGTATAAGTTGATATAAGGCAACACCGCATTGATGATGTTCAATTTCATATCCTTTCGGTATAATTTCTTGTAAGGCACTATCTTTTTTATTAATTTTTTCAATTTTATCAAGTACATCACTTTTACCTGTTTCCATACAAAGCTCCTTTCTAATTGTTATAGTGTTTATTTAATATCGATTGAAAAGTAGCGTTGATTTCTTGTTCTTTCATAGGTGGTTTACATGCGAATTGTCCCCATAATAAAGCATATGAATACACAATATAATCATTAACGTGACATCTTAATAAATGCCCAACTAAGCTAGCTAGTGCATTGTTACGATTGCCTTCGGTTGTTCCAAAGCTTAACTCACGCCAGTACGCACTATCACGTCGCGTATATCCTATAACATTAGGACTAGCATTTGATTGTTTATACTCCTTTGACCACTGTTCGAGCATATCAACATCCATAATTGGACAGTCATTCACTCGCTTAATAAATATGTGCCCTTTTTGAATAACTGTTAATGCAAAACATCTACTTGGCTGATATGAACCTTCATCAACTTTGTGGCCAATTTTATTTGCTAATACTTTTGTATATTTACGATAATCATCTGCACTTATGCGCTCATTTAGAGGGATATACAGGCGTATTCTAGATTGTTCAGTTGTATGGCTGAACGATGTGTGCCAAAACCATGCAACATTGCTTAAAGCTGAGCTGATTGCTTCATGTAATTGCTTTAAATCATTTATTTCATCATAATCAAGTACAATCACATTTCTGTATATGACATTTTTATCGTTTCGATGCTTTTTGATAATTTCACCATGATCATTTGCACCGTCTTTAATATCACCGTACACAGCAACACCACGTGCATACTTATAATTTGCTTCTATAGGCACAGACAGTTTATTAATTAACTTACTCCATTTAGGTTTTGAAAAGCTCTTAAATGAACGTGAGTCTAAACTTTCATAATGTACCACTGAAACATGTGTGTCATATTCTAATTTAATTTCATTCATTTTTTGCACCTCTAGTGATTCACAGAGTAAAAAATGTTATAATATAGATGTGTAATTTCTAAATTACTCTGTGATTTTTAATTTTTGTGCGTCATCTGATTCCTCGCCAAAGTTCTCAGATGATGCTTTTTCTAATTCATGAAACTTTTGTATAATTTTATCGAACTGTTCTATATAGAGATGGAATAAATCAAACATTTGATTATTGTGAATACGTCTCTCATGATAAGAAAAACCCTCTCTAATTAATTCATCTTTATTTAAGTTATGATTTGGTTCATGTGGATATAACTCCTCAAAATGCCAACCATGATTATCCTTTAAATCCTCAAAACTATCTTTCAACAACTTTAAATCGCTAAATAAATTTTTAATTTCCCAATTCATTTTTATTCTCCTTTCTCTAATTGAAAATTATTCTTTAATTCTTGTGCGCACCATTTCATTATCAATTCTAAGTGCTTTTCACGACTAACCTCTGAAACCACTTCAATACCATCAACATATTCCGTGTGTTCATAACTTTCCAAGTTATTCATGACACTTAACTCAAGTTGATAAACCACGTGTTCTATTACTTCTTTTTGTTCATTATTCATTTTCTAATCCTCCTGTTAAATTACATCCATAAGTTACCATCATGCCGTACACACTAAAAGCGACATACATGTTAGATATTGCTAGTAATAAAATTGTTAACAATGAAACTAAGCAGATATAAGTTAAGTACATTTTCATTGCCTTGCCTCCAATAACTTTTTGATATTGACTTGTTTAAAGTCGTTATTCTGGATATTCATATGAGCAGTAAGCTGTTCCATGAATTCATCTACATCAGACTTTTTGAATCTGTACGTAGATCCGACCATATAATATTTCATGCCATTATTAATAAGTAATTCTTCAATAGTAGGCTTACTTAAATTCAGATAGTTAGACAACTCTTTGTAAGTCATAAAATATTTCTCTTTCGCTAATTCGTCCACACGTACATTGATAGCCTGCTCAAGTAACTCACGTGCTTCATCTTCATCAATATTAATGTTGAACATTGGTTTATGCCTCCTTTACTTCAAATTCAAATAATTCATTTACCTCAACTTGTAAAACTTCTGCCATTTTCTTAGCTAATTTAGGGCTTGGAATCTTTTTACCATTAATAATTTGGCTTAAATAAGAAATTCCAACACCTGTTTCACGAGATAAATCAGATAAATTAAAACCTTTTAAGAACATAGCTTCTTTAAACTTTCTAGTATTCGCTAAAATAGTCATAATTAAAATCCTCCTTCGTTTTTGACTGACTTCTCAATCAATTTATAACTTTATTATACATAATCGTTTTTCTTTTGCAATAGTTTTTCGACTGACTTCTCAATCATTTTTTATTTTTTTGTACATAAACGTCCAAAAAAATGCTATTATTAACATAATTAGGAGGTTTGTAATGATTAGAAATAGATTGTCTGAACTACTGTCAGAAAGAGGACTAAAAATATCTCGTGTTGCAAAAGATGTAAAAATAGCAAGAAGTTCACTTACTTCAATGACACAAAATGATTCTGAAATGATAAGATATGATGCTATAGATAAATTATGTAGTTATCTGCACATATCTCCTTCAGAATTTTTTGAACATAATCCGATCAATTTTGACTTTACTTTTGATGAAGAACCGAATTATAAAATTAATGATGTTTTCGAGGGATTTGAAGTAACTGCAAACATTACTCACGCTTTTTCGATTGAAAATTTTGACTTTGAAATTTTAGTAGACGTCGAATTAGATAATAGGCAAAAATTAAATTTTGACTTAGACGTCTCATATAAAGAAACTGAAAAGATAACTAATTCACAACATAGATTTATTTTCACGATTAAAAATGAAGATGAAAATATCGGATTAAAAAAATACGTTGATAGTTTATCTGCAGGCCTTAAAAACTTGTTATTTAAAAAAATTAACCAAAAGTTAAGTGGGTATGTTTCTGAAATAATAGTAAAAAATATAGACGATATTGAAGAGCTTTTTCCAAATAAAGGCGAAAAATGTACGACTCTACATAAAGAAATTTTACAAACTGATAGCCGTTTATCTAGTGATATTTTTAAAGAATATTAATCGAGGTAATCAAATGGCAAGTTATGAAAAACGCGGAAATACATGGCGCTATCGTATATCACTAGGAAAAGACGCAAAAACGGGCAAATATAAATATATTTCAAACTCAGGTTTTAAACGCAAATCAGACGCTAAACACCACGCTGAAATGGTAGAACGTCAATTAAGAACCGGTGATTATATCGCACCGTCCACATCTACATTTAAACAGGTTGCTAACGATTGGCTTAAACAATATGCTAACGAGGTAAAAGTAAGTAGTGTCAGAGCACGCGAGAAAGCCATACACCACGCCATAGAACGCTTTAACAATAAACCAATACAAACTATCAATAAACATGATTATCAACGCTTTGTAAATGATATAAGCGCACAGTATAGCAAGAATTATATTGATAGCATTATAGCCTCTACGAATATGATATTTAAGTACGCATACGATATGAAATTAATAAGAATAATGCCTAGCGAGGGTATTAAACGACCTAAAAAGAAAGTTAGTGTGGAAGAATTAGAAGATACTGAGATACATAAAAAGTTTCTTGAAAAAGATGAATTATTTCAATTCCTGGAAATTGCCAAAAATCACCATTCACCACAAAATAGCTTTGAAGTATTTTGTACATTAGCATATACAGGCATGCGTGCAGGTGAATTATTGGCATTGAAGTGGTCTGATATAGACTTTGAGAATAACACAATCAATATTACAAAGACTTATTACAATCCAAATAACAATAAAAAGCAATATCAAATACTTACACCAAAAACTGAAAGCTCAATCGGAAAAATTCCAGTTGATCCTCATGTGATTAAATTACTTAAAAACTATAAAGTGGATGTTCAGGACACATGGAAAAACGAATTGTATGTAGATAATAATTTCGTTTTTACTGATGTTAACGGCTACCCTCTTGTAATTAAAAAACTACAATTATGGATAAAAGCTATACTTAAAAAGACTGACATAACTAATAAACAAATAAGCACTCATTCATTTCGTCATACTCATTGTGCGTTACTTATAGAGGCTGGTGTGCATATTAAGGAAATACAAGAACGCTTGCGCCATAAAGATATAAATACCACTATGAACATCTACGCTAAGATTACGAACTCATACAAAAAAGACGCTTCCCAAAAGTTTAGTAAACTCATGGAAAACGTCTCAAAAGATTTATTTTAAAATTTATATGCCCAAATTATGACCATTGAAGATTTCAAAAGCTACTACAACAGTGTTCAACGGTCTTTTTACATCATACCTGGCATGCCGCCCATACCTGCTTGATCGTTATTGTCTTTTTCAGGGATTGTAGCGACTACCGCTTCAGTTGTTAAGAACATTGCAGCAACACTTGCAGCGTGTTGTAATGCTGAACGTGTAACTTTCGTAGGGTCTACAATACCTTCTTCTAGCATATTTACCCATTCATTTGTAGCAGCGTTGAAGCCTACACCAGGGTCTGCGTTTTTCAAGCGTTCTACAATAATTGAGCCTTCTAAGCCAGCATTTTCAGCAATTTGACGTACAGGAGCTTGTAGCGCTTTAAGTACGATATTTACGCCTGTTTCAACGTCGCCTTCTGCTTCGATTTCACTTACCTTTTTATAGATATTAACTAAGGCAGTACCACCACCGGCAACAATACCTTCTTCAACTGCAGCTCGAGTAGAGTTAAGTGCATCTTCAATACGTAATTTACGTTCTTTAAGTTCAGTTTCACTTGCAGCACCTACTTTAATGACTGCAACACCACCGGCTAATTTAGCTAAACGCTCTTGTAATTTCTCTCTATCGAAGTCTGAATCAGTTTCTTCGATTTGAGCTTTGATTTGACTTACACGTGCGTCGATATTATTTTCGTCACCATCGCCATCAACGACAGTTGTATTATCTTTAGTTACTTCAACTTTGTTAGCTGAACCTAACATATCGATTGTCGCATCTTTTAATTCTAAGCCTAAATCGTCCGTAATCACTTGTGCACCTGTTAAAATAGCTAAATCTTCTAACATTGCTTTACGACGGTCACCAAAGCCAGGTGCTTTAACTGCAACTGCTGTGAATGTGCCACGCATACGGTTTAAGACAATATTAGTTAATGCGTCACCTTCAACCTCATCAGCCACAATTAAAATCGGACGACTTGATTGAACGACTTGTTCTAATAAAGGAAGAATATCTTGGAATGATGAAATTTTCTTATCAGTTACTAGAATGTAAGGTCTTTCTAATTCAGCAATCATTTTGTCTGAATCTGTAACCATATATGGAGATTGGTAACCACGGTCAAATTGCATACCTTCAACAACTTCTAATTCAGTATTGAAGCCATTTGATTCTTCAATTGTAATAACTCCGTCATTACCTACTTTATCCATTGCCTCTGAGATATATTGACCGATTTCTTCATCTGCAGCTGAGATAGCACCTACTTGAGCAATTTCATTTTTATTTTCAACTTTTTGAGAAATATCATGAAGTGCTTCAACAGCAACTTTTACTGCTTTGTCGATGCCTTGTCTTAAACCAACTGGATTGGCACCGCTTGTCACGTTTTTCAAGCCTTCTTGAATCATAGATTGTGCTAAAACAGTCGCTGTAGTCGTACCGTCACCAGCGATTTCGTTCGTTTTATTAGCAACTTCTTGCACTAATTTTGCGCCCATATTTTCATAAGGATCTTCTAATTCAATTTCTTTAGCAATTGTAACCCCATCGTTTGTAATTAATGGTGTTGTATATTCTTTATCTAATACTACATTGCGTCCTTTAGGACCAATCGTCACTTTTACAGCGTTTGCTAATTTATCTACACCTCTTAGCATCGCTTGACGCGCGTCTTCTGAGAATTTAAGATCTTTTGCCAT